AGGAAGATAAGGAGGAGGTTTCATTTACAGACAAACAGCAAGAGAAAATAAATGAGTTAATGACTTCAAGGCTTTCTCGTGCTGAAGAGCAATGGAAAGAGAAGCTAGAAAAAATACAAAAGGAAGCCGAAGAGCAAGTAGCGAAAGCGAAAGAGGAAGGCGAAAGACTAGCTAAACTTTCTGCTAAAGAAAAGGAAGAGGAGCTACTTAAAAAGCAAAAAGAGGAGAGTGAAAAAAGAGAGAAGTTACTTTCTCAAAGAGAGAACAAGCTAGACGCAATTGCTTTATTCTCTGAAAAAGAAGTGCCTACGGAGTTAGTAGATTATGTTGTAACTACTAATAAAGAGGAAACTTTGGAAAATGCAGAAAGGTTTATTGAGAAGTATAAAAAGTCTGTTGAAAAAACAGTCGCTCAAAAACTTGAAGGCAAACCTCCTAAAGATGTTGAAGGAGAGGAAGCTCCGAAGTCTGGATTGAAACCTGCTTATTAAAATATTTAATTTAAGCAGATAATAAAATGGCAAGGACAAATGCAAGTCTTATTGTTCAAGACGATGGAACTACACCACAAGTTTTGTCTGAAGTGTATGGAGGAGTATTAGACAACTACTCCCAGTTGGCCTTATCAGCCCTAGTAAAAAACAATCAATGGTCAGGCGACCCACAGAGTGGTTCTGTTGAGTTTGACAGGATTGTTAATACTGCTGTTGAGGACTACAACCCAAGTGCCACTGATAAAAAGTTTGAGATAGAAAAGGTAACCGTTAATCTGAATACTAGGAAAATGATTAGAGAAAGAGCTAATCAATGGGACTTAGACGAATACGGTATTGACGGTATATTAGAGCGAAAAGCTGATATGTACACCCAGTCAATGATTGCTTTTGCTGACAAGGCATTTTTCACTCAAGCTGAAGCTGAAGGTGAGGAGGTTGTGTTAACTGAAACTACCGATATTGGTAAACTTGATGAGTTAATCAGAAAGATTACCGATGCAGAAACAAGTTATGCTGATGGAGTAGATGAGAGTTTAATTCATGTGTTCCTTAAATCAGCAACTTGGGATAAGGTAAAATCAGCAATTACTCAATTACCTAACCCAGCTGAAGGTGGAGTTACACTTTATGATTACAATGGTGTAAATGTTCATAGAAACTCTAGACAAACAAAAGACGCAATCATAATGGTTGCAGGAGCAGGTGCAATGCCGATAGCTCCGATTGGAACAGCCGTAGATAAAATCCCGGGAACTGTTGAGTATTACATCGGACTATACTTTAAGTATGGTGTCAAGATGATAATGCCTGAACTAGTGAAATGGGCAAGTTTTACTACAGCTAGTGCATAAAGTTAAGTTTTAACTAATGAGCGATGGACGAGATAAGAGCAAGTATAAAGGAAGCTGTAATTTTAATCAGTCCTGAATTAGAGGCTGACCCTTTGCTTGACTTGGTTTTAGATGAAGTTGTGGATAGGGTTTTGATTTATACTAATAGAGAGCAGTTAATTCGTGATTATGAAGAAGATGTTGTTGATTATCCGATTACGAATAAGGCAGACACTACCGAAACATATTACGAGTTCTGGAAAAATTATAGGTCATACCCTATTCCTTCTAGTCTTTACAAACCGATAGCAAGGGTAATAGTTAATCTAATAAAAACTTATAAAGCCAATTTAGAGGGTAGAGAGGTTAAGTCAATAAGTGATTTAAGTCAATCTATTACATTTGGCGACGAGGCTCAAAGTTATTTAGCTTCATTAGACGATGCTCAAGTTTTTATGTCCATTCGCTCTTTACTAAATAAGTTTAGAATACCTACTATCGTTGAAAGTACCGAACGGAATGAAACAAAATATCTCTAGTTATTTTTACGATAAAACCCTAACAGAGTATTCTGTTGAGGAAACCGTAGATGATGAAGGGTTTGTAACAGGAAGTGGAACAGCCACAGGTGATGAGTTTTTAGGTAATGTTAGTTTTGACAACCTAGAGCAAGTCCGTGAGGCATACGGTATTGATGAAAAAATAGACATTAGAATATCTACTCATGAGGATAAACCTTTAGGAACGATAGTTGGGTATGATGGTGTTCTTTACAAAATAGTTGGGAAAATACCTAGTGATAGTCATAATTTATTACTTGGAACTAAATGGTCACAGAAGTCTTAAACCTAGATGAAACAATAAAAAAGTTTGATAAAATGGGCAAGGTTGATGTTAAGCCTTATATTCAAGAGGCAACCCAGAAGGTTCAAAGGACAGCTAAAAAGAAGTGTCGTAAAGATACTGGGCATTTGGCAAGGAATATTTATAGAAAGACTGAAAGAATTGGAAATACTGTTATTGGGTCAGTTTATAACCCTGTGGAGTATGCTCCTTATATAGAGTTTGGGGTTGCAGATAGTGTTACTATCCGACCTGTAAAAGCGAAGGCGTTACATTGGAAGGATAAGAAGACTAAAGAGGATATTTTTGCTAAGAAGGTTGTAATACCTCCTAGAAAAGCTCAACCTTTTATGAAACCTGCTTTAGATTATCACAAGGAGGAAATAAAGAAAGGGCTTGAAGACTATATAGGTAAAGAATTATTAAAGGCAATAAAATGATAGTTTTATAAAAACAAAATGATGTACGAACCGAAAAAAGATGTATATACAATTTTAAGTGGAATAGAAGGTGTAACTGTATATCAGGAACGCCCAGAGATTATTAAGACATTGCCTTGTATAACTTTTAATATTGGTAGTAATGTACCTGAATATGTTTTAGAAAGGGAAATAGGACTACAAAATATTGAAGTTGTAATAGATATTTGGGCAGAAACGAGTAAACAAAGTGGTTCGTTGTTAGCTACTTTGCAGGATACCATGTTAGAGAACGATTATCGTTTAACCTTTAATATGGATTTACCTGAAGATGATTTACATCATATAACAACGAGATTTAATTTAATTAGATAAGAATATGGCAGAGAGAAGTATAGGAACAACTCTTATAAAGAAAATGTCAGGCTCTGAAACAGAGGACCTAGTAATTGGTTCTTTAACTAGTATTGGTAGAATTGGTGTAGAAAATGAAGAGATTGATGTTACTACGCTAGACAGTGCAGATGGCTATAAAAAGTTTATAGCTGGCTTTAAAGACGCTGGTGAATTACCACTTGCTGGTATAATTGAAGATGAAGCCGATATTGTAGCAATGAAAGGACTTGCCGATAGCCAGTCAACTGAAAGTTGGGAAATTAACTTCCCTTCTGGAAGCAAATGGGCTTTCGATGGCTTTATGAAATTGTTTGAGGAAGCAGAAAATACTCCTGACGGAGTAAGAAACTTTAATGCCACAATCAGGATATCAGGTAAACCTGTATATACTGGTGGTAGTGCAAGTGCATAAGAATTAGGGCAGTTAAGCCCTGCCCTGTTCTTTTTAATTTAATTTAAGATATATAAGAATGGAATTAAAGTATACGCCTAAAATAATAAATGAAATTGAGGTTGCTAACGGAAATAAATCTTTTACAGTTCTTTTAGGAGATGTTAGGTTAAAAATGCTAGCAATGTGGATTAAGAAAGGTATGGGATTAAAAACCGACGAGGAAGCATTTGATAAAATGACAGAGTACCTTAAAGAACACTCTATTGAAGATTTACTAATAGAAATCTACGAAGCTCTACAAGCTAGTGGGTTCTTAGATAGGAGTAAAAATATTAGAGAATTAGTTAATGGAGCTAAAGAAGATTTAGAAGAAGGAAAAAAAGTCAATATCCCGCAAACCCTATAAGATTTGGTAAAATGTGGGAGGAAGGTGAAAAATTAGCAATAACAGTAGGAGTTTTAGACTTAGACAAATACTGGGAAATGCAACCTATAAAGTTTGAGAAATATATAGAAGCGTATATTGAGAGAAAGGAAAGAGAAGCACAAGAGATTGATGTTGCGAATTACAATTTAGGTAAATATATAGCGTATGCTGTAAATGACCCTAAGAAATATCCTAAGAAACCGTTCTTATATAAGGAAGAGGTCAAAGGTCAAATGACCCCTGAAGAAATGGAAAAAATGGCGAAGGAAAATACAGCTAAATTAGGTGGAGATATTGAATGACAAAAGCAGAAATAGCACAATTAGAGGTTATAATTGGGGCTAATGCTGACCAATTAAGGAAAGAACTCGCTAGTGCCACAAAAGAATTAAACTCGCTAGGAAAAACGAGTAATTCAATGGTTAAAAAGAAGCTAGTTCCTTCTTTAATTGCTGGACAGATAGGTGCTAATTTACTTACTAAAGCTATAAGTGGAACTGTAAGAGGAATTACAGGACTTGCTAAACAGATTATTACTCAAGGTGGTGCGTTTGCTCGTATCAGTATTGCTACTGAAACAGTTGCCAAAAACCTAGGTATAACAGCAGAGGAGGTTGATAATCTTAGAATATCTTTAGCAGAAGCTAATACATATGGTACTGCAGCAGAAAAGGTTATCCGTTCATTAGCGATGACTGGATTATTTCAAATGGCAGAAGGTTTAGAAGCTGTTGACGCTAGGAGTGGAGATGTTCAAACTGGTGTTAGTGCTTTAGTTTTAACTATGAAGGACTTAGCAGCCTCAGCTGGGGTAGATAGCGTTGAAGGTATTGAAATGTTAACAAGATTTATTCAGGGTAACACAGAAGCTGTGCAGAGAGGTATTTTACAGATAGGAAACTTGGGAACAGAGTATAGACAATATGCTCAGGAGTTAGGTAAAACCAGAACAGAATTAACAGCACAAGAGGAAGCTCAAGCTAGAATGAATATTATAATGAGAGAGGGTGCTAAGGCGTTTGGTGCTTATGCACAGACTTATACAAGCTCAGGGAAAATGATATCTTCTATAAGTGAGGCTTGGTTAAGTGCTATTCAGATTTTAGGTGGTTATTTAGAACCTATATTTGCAGCGGCTTCATCTGCAGTTTTGACATTTGTTAATAATGTAAGGGTTTTCTTAATTGAAAACGAAGACACATTTAGACAATGGGCTGTTAATGTAGCTTCTTATGTAGTTGCTGTTATAAGAGTTTTGGGAGGATTACTGAGTAAGATACCGTTTTTAGGTGATTATATGGGAAACTTAGCAGAGTTTGAGTTCCCTAAACTAGCTATAAATGCAGACAATACGGCAAAGAGTTTCAATAATGTTGCTGGTAGTATGGATAATACTTCCAAGAGTGCTAAGGCTCTTAAAAAAGAACTTTCGGGACTAGCTGGTTTTGATGTTATGAATGTTCTTAAACCCCCTGAAGGTGAGGTTGGGGCGTTGGGGCTAGATACGGGTGGATTAGAGGTTGGTATAGGGGGTTTGACTTCTGGCTTTTCTGATTTAGAAGGTTTTGCAGAAGAGGTTATGGAGAACGTTAATAAAATACAAAAAGACGTAGAAGAGACTTTTAATGATTTAACAAATATTGTCAAGGTAGCTAGTATTCTATTAGGAATTGTACTTGCTATTAAAACAGCAGTTGCTATTGCTGGAATTATTAGTAGTATTAAATCTTTTGTTGAATTTTTGTTGCCGATTTTAGGAAAGATTTTAACTTTTGTAGGCTCAATAATAGCTACTGGGTCAATAGGACCAATATTAATTGGTTTATTAATTGCAGCACTTATTGGAGGAGCTATACTTGTTATTAAAAATTGGGATGAAGTAAAAGCGTGGTTTGAGGACTTCTTTTATAATTTAGGTATTTGGTGGAATGAAGGAGTTGCAGGTTTGAAATTGGTAACTGAAAATATAATAAATTGGATAAAAGACAGATGGGAAGATTTTGGTAATTGGTGGAATGAGGGTATAGAAGGTTGGAAATTAATTTTTAGAAAATTTGGTGATAGTGTTAAAAATACTTGGAATAATGTTACGGGTTGGATAGGAGATAAATGGAATAATACGGTCAGTTATCTTAGTAGTAAAATTGAAAGATTAAAAAACATCTTTACTAGTCTATGGGATAGAATAAAATCGGGTGCTTCTCAAGCTTGGGAAGGTGTTAAAAGACCGTTTAGTAATTTAGCTACTTTTTTTAGAAATATTTTTAGTAATGCTTGGAGTAAGGTTAAAGACGTCTTTAGTAGAGGTGGAACTGTATTTAGAGGTATAAAAGACGGAATTGCCAATACTTTTAAAGGTGTTGTTAATAGTTTGATTAGAGGAATAAACAATGTGGTTTCAATACCATTTTGGACTATAAATAGAGCGTTGAGTACGATTAGAAATGCTAGTATATTAGGATTAAGACCGTTTAAGTGGTTGCCTTCAGTCTATGTCCCTAGAATACCTTATCTCGCCGAAGGAGGTGTTATAGAAAGTCCTACTGTTGCTATGTTAGGAGAAAGTGGTAAAGAGGCAGTAGTGCCGTTAGAAAGAAATACCGAATGGATAGATGAACTTGCTAAAGCTATTGGAGATAAGGGTGGAAATATGAATTTAACTATTAAACTTGGTGAAAAAGATATTTACAAAGGTTTTATTGATTATGCAAATGAAAGGGCGTTAGCTGGCAATTCTAAATTATTAAGGATT